TACGCCCGTCCACTCTCACCGGAACAACGACTGAGCCAAGCCGGGCTGCGGTGACGGGCACCTATTGCCATACAGGGGATTCACCCATGAGCACCAAGCAGGAGCCGCGCGGCGTGCGCAATAACAACCCGGGCAACCTGGACCGCACCGCTACCGTGTGGCGTGGTGAGGATCGCAGTGCGGCGGCACTGGCGAGCGAGAAGCGCTTTTGTGTCTTCGAGACACCGCAGGCAGGTTTCCGCGCGCTGGCCAAGACGCTGCTGACCTACCAAAACAAGCACGGCCTGCGGACTGTCCGCGACATGATCAACCGCTGGGCTCCGCCAGTGGAGAACAACACCGAGGCCTACATCGCTCAGGTGGCCCGGGAGGTTGGGGTGGGTAGTCGCGAGATTGTCAGCCTCAGCAAGCAGGTTCCGCTGCAGCGAATGGTGACGGCCATCGCCCGGCACGAGAACGGCGGCCTATTCTGGGATGAAGCGGTGATCGAGGCTGGCGTGCGCCAGGCCTTGGCCTGATGGACGGTGATCCGAGCACGGCACCGTGGTGGGCTGCGGGTGGAGCCTTCGCTCTGTGGGTGGTCAGGGAGATCTGGGGCGTCATCGCCACCAGGAAGAAGGACCGCACCGAGACGGACGCAAACATTGACCTGTTGAACCAGCTCCGCGAGGGGCTTGGCTCGATGGGTGAACGGCTCAGGGTGATGGAGGATGGCCACCAACAACTGCGAAAGCGGCTGGAGGAAGAAATCACCCTTCGCATGCAGGCGCAGGAAGAGGCACACCGGCTTCGGCTGAGGGTGCAGACCTTGGAGTCAGCGATGCGCAAGGTGGGGGCGGTGATCCCGCCCGAGCCGCCGTGATGTACCTGGGCATTGGCCTGCTGGCCGGCCTGGTCGTTGCCGCGCTGGCGTACTGGCACGGCGACATAGGAATGGACCCATGACAGCCCTTGTGGGCGTGGAGGTTTGAGTGAACGACGATCAGCTTGAGCGTCTGGGCCAGCTGGCTGACCGGTTGGACAACTACGCGGGTGCCGGGGCTATTCCGATGCCGGATCACGTTCGTCTTGCTGCCCTCAATGAGGCAATCCCCGAGATTCGGGATGAGCTGAAGGCAGTCTTGCGTGAGGCTGGCTTCGATCCGTGGGGCGATGAATGACTCGCGCCCATATCCTCGCCGGCCTGCTGCTGTTCCTTGCTGGGTGCCTACTGGGCCGGGAATGGCGGGACCGCAGTGCAGACATCGCCTCCGGCAAGCAGGAATTGAAGCAGCTCACCAGCCAGGTGCTGGCAGAGCAGGGCGCTCGCGCGCTGGAACAGACCAATGGCCAAGAGCTGGCCAAGATCGGAGCGAAGCATGAACAAGACCGGGAAGCGGCCGAGGCCGTCCCTGCTGCTGTTGTTGCTGACCTGCGTGCTGGCAACCTCCAGCTGCGCCGGCAGTGGGCAGCGTGTGAAACCAACCGTGTGTCCGAGTCCGCCGCCGGCGCCGCCGAACGTGATGCGCTCGCCGAACTACGAGCAAAGGATCAGGGCGATCTTGTTCGAGTCGGGCGAGACGCCGACGACCAAGTCAGAGCCTGCCAGGCCACCGTGAAGGCGGACCGGACTGAGGTGATCCCATGAGTCGGAATGGCCGGCGGTCTGTGGTTATGCAGGTCCGCGTACGGTGGTGGCTCAAGTGGTACATCCAATCGATTGTCTTGGTAGCCAATCTGACCGGGCTGGAGCCTAACTGGGAACGAGTGGAGTTCTGGGTGCGTCGCGCGGTGCACTTGCGTGAAGTAAAGCCCAAGGACGGACGGGCGTGAGGCGTGGCAAGGGTGGTAACCACCTCGCGTTGGGCAGGCTCAAGACGGGCCAACTCAACAAGACCGAGCAGGCATATGCGGACCGGTTGCGCGCGCTGGAGCTGGCCGGGCAGATCCTCTGGCACAAGTTCGAGGGCATCAAGCTGCGTTTGGCCGACAACACGTTTTATACCCCGGACTTCGCGGTCATGGCCGCAGACGGGGTGATCGAGTTCCACGAGGTGAAAGGGTTCTGGCTGGACGATGCCAGGGCCAAGATCAAGATCGCGGCTGCCATGTTCCCGTTTCGGTTCTTTGCCGTGAAGGTGAAGTCCAAGCGGGACGGCGGCGGCTGGGATGTAGAGGAGTTCTGATGGATGCCGATGATCGAATCGCTGCATTGGAAGGGGTTGTCGAGAAGCAGGGCAGGCCGGTGCCGCCCACCAGCACCCGGCGCACCATCCCGTGAGTTATCCACAGAAACATGAACGGGCGGGGGCCCCGGGGCTTATCCACAGCCACCGGGGGGAATTCGGACCCCGGTAATTTCCAGTTTTTCGGCCCCTAGGATGCTCCACCACTAGTGGGCATTTTTTGCGTTTTTCCCGGGAGAAACCGCGTTTTCACCCCTGTACACGTTGTGCATTAGGTAGGACATGGCCGACATCCACGAATTCTCCCAAGGCTGGTCGATTGGCCGGCTGGCGGAAGAGTTCCGCATGGATCGGCGGACCGCCCCCTAACGCCTGGAGGAAGGCGGCATCCCCCCGCTGGCCCAGCGCGCTGGCCACGACGTGTACCGCCTCGCCGATGCCGCTGCCGCCCTGGTCGATCCGATTGGCCCGGGCGCCGGCGTTGACGGGGTCGTAGACCCGCGCGACCTGCCGCCGATGGAGCGCCGGGCCTTCTACCAGTCCGAGAACGAGCGGCTGAAGGTGGAATCCACCATCGGCCAGCTGGTACCGGCCGCTGAAGTCGAGGCGGACTACGCGGAACTGGTAAAGAAGGTGGTCCAGTTCTTCGACACGTTGCCGGACGTGCTGGAACGCAAAGCGGGCCTGACACCGGACCAGGTCGTGAAGGTCCAGGACGAGTGCGACCGCGTCCGACAATCCATGTACGAGGGCATCACCGATGACGACGTACGCGACAGCGCGTAGCGTTCGGCTCGGCGTTGCCGAGATGATCCGCCCGCCCAGGCGCATCCTCGTCAGTGAAGGGGCCAAGGCACTGCAGGTAGCCAACGCCGCCGGCGCGGCTGGCGCGTGGGACCCGCACACGACCCCGTACATGGTCGAGCCGCTGGATACCACCGGCAGCCGGCATTACGAGGCTGTGGTTTTCGTCGGGCCTGCTCGCTCGGGCAAGACCATTTCGCTGATCGATGCGCGCTTGGCCTACCTGATCACGTGCAACCCGGCCGACGCCATGGTTGTGCAGATGTCCAAGGACGCAGCGGAGGACTACAGCAAAACACGCATTTCGCGCAGCATCGCTGCCAGCCCCGAGCTGCGATCGCGGCTCAGCCCCCGGGCGCACGACGACAACATCCTGCTGAAGTTCTTCCGGTCGGGCATGTCGCTGCGCATGGGCTGGCCGTCGGTCTCGGTGCTGTCGGGCAAGGACATCCACGACGTCCTGATGACGGACGTGGATAACTACACCGGCGACCTGGCCATCGATGAGTGCTTCGGCCTGGCGCTGAAGCGCACGCAGACCTACATGTCCGCCGGCATGGTGGTGGCCGAGTCCAGCCCGGCCACGGACTATACCGACGGTGCCTGGAAGCCGAGCGACCCCCACCAGGGCCCGCCGGCGGCTGGCATCGCCGCGCTATACGCGCGAGGCGACCGCCGCCGCTGGTACTGGCCTTGCCCCGAATGCGGCGAGCGCTTCCAAGCGGCGCCAGGGTATGACGGCTTCGCGCTGCCGCCGCTGGAGGAACTGCTCGAGCGGGTGGTGCTGGACGACGTGCAGAAGCTGGCCCGTCACTACTCGCTGCTGCACTGCCCGCACTGCGGTGTCGGCCTGCAGCACCGGTGGAAGGAGGGCATGAACCGCTCTGGCGTGTGGGCGGCAGAGGGGCAGGTAGTCCATCCCGACGGCACGGTTACGGGCGAACGCCCGGAGGCGCGCATCGCCAGCTTCTGGCTGGGCGGCGTCGCCGCGGCGTATCAGTCGTGGGAATCGCTGGTGGAGCGCTACTTCCAGGCGTTGCGCACCTTCGCCACCACCGGTGAAGAGCGCCCGCTGAAAACGACGCACAACGTCGACGGCGCCATCAACTACGTTCCGATGGCGGCGCGCTCGGTCAGCGACCCCAACGAGATGCGGAAGCGGGCGGAGGACTGGGGCAGGGGCGCGGTGCCTCCGGGCGTGCGGTTCCTCACCGCCACGGTGGACGTGCAGGGCAATCGTTTCGTGGTGCTGGTGCTCGGGTTTGGCATCGGCGAGTCCGGGCAGCTGGAGCGGTGGGTCGTGGACTCATTCACGCTGCGCACCTCCGCGCGCCCAGACGGTTCCGGTGGCTTCCTGCCGCTGGACCCGCCGAAGTACCTGGAGGATTGGGAGCGCCTGGTCGAGAAGGTCATCACGCGGCGGTACCCGCTGGCCGATGGCACCGGCCGCACCATGCCGATCCGCGTCACGGGCATTGACTGGGGTGGCAAGTCCGGCACCTCTGTGCGCGCGCTGGAGTTCTGGCGGTCGTTGAAGGTGCGGAAGCTGCACACGCGGGTGCGCCTCATCAAGGGCGACACGCGCCGTGAAGGCCCGCTGTTCCGCGAGACGTTCCCCGACAGCAGCAAGCGAAAGGACCGCAAATCCGGATCGAAGGGCGATGTGCCCCAGTTGTTGCTCAATGTCGACCGGCTGAAGGACACCGTAAGCGCCAACGTGAAGCGAGCCGAGCCGGGACCGGGCTACTACCACTTCCCCGACTGGCTGCCGGAGGCGTTCTACGCGGAGCTGACGGCCGAATCGCGGACCGCGAAGGGCTGGGAGAACCTGGCCAATCGCCGCAACGAGGCATTCGACCTGTGCGGCTATGCCGAGGGCCTGGCGCTGTGGATGAAGGTGCCGGCAATCAACTGGACCGCGCCGCCACTGTGGGCAGCGGAATGGGACGACAACCCCGACGTGAGGGCGGACGACGCCGCACCGGCACCTCTGCCACGCGCGCGACCGCGGCGCGTCATACGCAGTAAGTACATGGGACGCTGAAATGGCATTTACGAAAGAACAGACCGTGGCGCTTGAAGAAGCGATCGCGGCCGGTGTGCTGAGCGTCCGATACGCCGACCGCACCGTGACCTACCAGAGCCTGGACGCGATGCGCAGGCTGCTGAAGCAGATGCGCGACGAGGTCGGCGAGGGTTCCTCGCCGCCGCGCCGCCGGCACCGTGTCGTGCGCCTTTACCAATCGGGGACCGGCAATGTCTGAGGCATTGGAAGGCAGCTACCGCGCGGCCGGGAACGGGCGCCGCCTGCGCACGTTCCGGCCAATGTCGCTGGGCCCAAACGGAGCCTTGCTGGGCTTGCCCACGCTTTTGGCCAGGGCGCGGCATCTTGCGCGCAACGACCCGTGGATGGTCAGCGCGCTCAACAAGAGCGTTTCCAACGGCATCGCCACGGGCATCCAGGCAAAGGCGATCTGGGGCAGCAAGGCCCACAAGAAGCAGGTCACCCAGCTCTGGCGCCGCTGGGGAAAGTACGCCGATGCCGACGGCGTGCTCGATTGGAATGGGATGCAGGCGTTGGCCTGGCGCGAGTGGAAGGAGGCGGGCGAAGTGTTCGCCCGGCTGCGGTACCGCCGGCGCGAGGATGGGCTGCCGGTCCCGCTGCAGGTCCAGCTGATCGAGTCGGAGCAGTGCCCGCAGCACTACAACGGCGTGGCCAGCAACGGGAACTCCATCCGTCAGGGCATCGAGTTCGACCTCATCGGCCGGCGCGTCGCCTACTGGATGTACCGCGAGCACCCCGGCGACCAGCACCTGATGGTCAACGGCAATGAACTGGTGCGCGTGCCCGCCGAGCAGGTCCTGCACCTGTATCGCCCCAACCGCGCAGGTGCCATCCGAGGCGTGCCGGGTTCCGCTCCCGCGTTGCTGCGGATGTTCAACCTGGACCGCCTCGACGATGCGGTGCTCGAACGGCAGGCCTTGGCCAACCTGTTCACCGCGTTCATCACGAAGAAGTCCAACGCGGACGGCGAGGACGGGGAGGCCATCGGTGACCTGATCTCAGGTGAGGACGATGACGGCACCGCAATCGGGGGCCTTGAACCCGGCACGATGCAGGAGCTGCCGCCGGACACCGACGTGACGTTCAGCGAGCCGCCCGGTGCCGGTGCGGACTACGGCGACTTCCTGCGGGGGCACCTGCTGGCGATCGCGGCCAGCCAGGACGTGCCCTACGAGGTGCTGACCGGCGACCTGCGCAACATCTCCGACCGCGCGCTGCGCTTGATTCTCAACGAGTTCCGCCGCGTCATCGAGCAGGACCAATGGCTGTACATGATCCCGATGTTCTGCCAGCGCGTGCGCGATGCGTTCTTCGATCAGGCAGTGCTCGCGGGCCTGCTGAAGGTGCCGCGCTATGCGTCGCTGCGCGATGACGTCACCGAAACGCTGTGGGTGCCCGAGGGTTGGCCCTGGAGCCACCCGGTGCAGGACGTCAATTCCGAAGTGAAGGCCGTGCGGGCCGGCTTCAAATCGCGCTCGGCGGTGGTGCTGGGCTCGGGCGAAGACCCCGAGCAGGTCGACCGCGAGCAGACGGACGACAACGAGCGGGCCGACAAAGCGGGCCTGACCTACGACAGCGACCCCCGCCGCACCAACGCCTCCGGCGCTGGCAGGGCACGAAAACCGGCGCCGAGAGCGCCGCCGACGACGAAGGAATCAACGATGACGAGTAAGCCCGGCCTGCTGGCCCGACTCCTCAACCGTGGTAACAAGGCCCCGGTGGTGACCACATTGGCCGCCGCGGTCCTCAACCAGCCGCTGCTGGTCCAGCCGGCCATCGGCGAGGCGCTGGTGGGCGGCTACCTGGAGGGAAAGATCACCAGCGCCGACAGCGAGCTGCGCGCCGACCGGTTCGAGGTGACCGGTTCCACCGGTGAGACGGTGGGCGTCCCCCAGTCGGTGATCGGTGTGATCAACCTGTCCGGTGCGATGGTCAACCGGCCGATGCCCGGGGCCAGTGGACCCGGTCCGGTCAGCTATGCGGCAATCCGCACCGCCTTCGATGACCTGCTGGACGATGATGCGGTCACGGCCATCATCCTGCGCCTGGACACGCCCGGCGGCATGGCCTCCGGCTGCTTCGATCTGGTCGATCACATCTACCAGGCGCGTGGACGCAAACCGCTCTATGCGCTCGTGGACGACTATGCGGCCTCCGCCGGCTTCGCGCTGGCCTCGACCTGCGACGAAATCTGGGTGAGTCGCACCGGTGCCGTGGGCTCCGTCGGAGTGGTGGCCTACCACTACGACTGGAGCGGGAACAACGCTCAGATCGGCCTGAAGGTCACGCCGCTGTACGCCGGTGCGCGCAAGGTCGATTTCAACCCGAACTTCCCGCTCAGCGAAGAAGCTCACGCTCAGGCCTTGGCCGACCTTGAGGACATGCGCACCCTGTTTGTTGACACCGTGGCTCGAAATCTGGGCATGGAACCGGATGCGGTGCGCGCCACCGAGGCGGCCACCTATCGTGGCCAGGCGGCGGTAGACATCGGCTTTGCCACGCGCCTGGGCACCTGGCATGACCTCATCGCCCATCTGGGCGCAGGCGGCACGCCTGCGCCGACGGCAGCCGGCGACGACGCGGACGACGGTGCCCCGGAGGCCAATGCCCGCGCCAAGACATCGTTCGTGCTGCTGGGCGATGAGTTCAAGGTGATCGCGGAGAAAAGCGGCATCCAGCCAACCGAGCAGACCGCGCGTGCCAATGCACTTACGGCAGAAGTGCTGGCACGCACGCAGGGCATCGCGGCTGAGGCGGCGGCCTCGGCAAGCGCGTCGGCGACTGCGATCCTGGCCGCGACGGTGGCAGCTAGCGACTTGCCGGCGACGATCGGCATGGCCCTGCTCCGTCGTGGTGAGCAGCCCGGCGAAGCCAGCGCTGTCGCGCTCGAGTACGCAAACGATGTGCTGGACGCCTGCGCGGCCACCGTGGCCGGTGGCGAAGCGCTGGCGGCCAGCTTCATCGAAACGAACACCGACCTCGACACGGTACGCACCCAGTTGTTGTCGATGAAGGCGGAGGAGGGCCGCAATTCGCAGGTCATCACCGCACACCCGGCCACCACGGCCGAAACACGCGCCGCCGAAGTGAAGGCGAAGCTGGACCCCACCCACATCTACAAGAATCGAGGTAACTGATATGGAGATTTCCCTGGCCGGCACCCGCACCGGCGAATTCCTGCTGTCCGATGCAAACGGCGAGCGCAGCCGCGAGAAGATCCGAATCCCTGCCGGGCAGGGCATGCTGTCCGCCGGCACGCTCCTGAAGGCGGACAACACCGTAGCCGTGAACGGTGCCGATGCGGTCAAGGTGCTCTATGGCCCGGTCGAAACCGGTACCGATGCCGGCGCGCTGGCCGTGGAGGGCGCTGCGGTGGCCCGCGATGCCGAAGTCTTCGGCGAGAAGCTGGCATGGGCCGCCGGTGTGACCGCCGACCAGAAGCTGCTGGCGGCCATCAGCCTGGCGGAGTCCGGCATCATCACCCGCTGGACCGAAACGCCCATCGCGTCCAACACCGCTCATCACCTGGTGTTTGCGGATACCCCGCTGGTCGGCACGGCGGGCGAAGTCCTCGAGCCGATCGTGGCGCACGTCAAGGATGTGTTCGGCGCGTTGGTAACCGGCAGCACCATCAGCGTGACCCTGGCCAAGGCAAGCGGTACCGGCAACCTCGCCGGCGGCGGCGCGAAGGCGGCTGTGGGTGGCGTGGTCACCTGGGATGCGGCCTCGCTGAGCGCGGCCGGCGAGTACACGCTGAAGGTGACCGCGACCGATCTGGCTGAAGCCACCAGCGACACCATCACCATCGACGCCGCCTGAGTCGGGTCAACCGGCTCTACCCCGTGACACACGGCCCCGCTTCGGCGGGGCTTTTTCGTATCCCCCCTTTCGAGAGAGACCAACACAATGGAACTGCAGACCCTTCTGGCGCTGGGTGCGCTGGGCTTCGGCGAGCTGAACGCCTACATCAACAACCTGCCGCATATCTCCACCCGTATCGGCGACATGAACCTCTTCCAGGAAGAAGGCCTGGTCGGAACCACCATCGTCAAGATCGGCATCAAGGACAACAAGCTGGTGCTGGTGCCAAACGTCCCGCGCGGCTCGCCGGGCCAGCCCAAAGGCCTGGACCGTGGCAAGGTCAAGCTGCTGGAAACCACTCACCTGCCGCAGAACTCGACTGTGATGGCCGACCAGCTGCTGGGCGTGTGGGACCCGGCCGACCCGAACGGCACGAACGTGGCGGCGGTGGTCAACGGGCTGCAGGTTGTCCACAAGCGGGACCTGGACTACACGATCGAGTACCACCGCATGGGTGCCCTGCAGGGCAAACTGCTGGATGCCGATGGCTCCGTCATCTTGGACTTCTACGACGAGTTCGGCGTGGAGCAGTCGGTGATCGGCATGGAGCTGACCAAGCCGGACTCGAGGGTTCGCTCCAAGGTCGTCTCGATCAAGCTTGCGATCGAGGCCAAGCTGGGTGGCGTGCCCTATACGGGCATCCACGTGTTCTGCAGCGCGGGCTTCTTCGATGCGCTGGTCGATCACCCGGAAGTGCAGGAGGCCTACAAGCGCTGGCAGGATGGCGCTGCGCTGCGGTCCGACCTGCGCAAGGTCTTCACCTTCGGGGATGTGACCTTCGAGGAACTGCCGGGTGGCACGGGGAACAGCAAGGTCGCCATCCCCGACAACGAGGCGATCGCGTTCCCGCTGGGCGTGCCGGACATGTTCCTGACCCGCTTCGCACCGGCGGACTACCTGGAAACGGTTCGCGGCATTGGCTTGCCGTACTACAGCAAGACCGCCCCGATGCGTATGAACAAGGGCATCCAGCTGGAGAGCCAGTCCAACCCGCTGAACATCAACACCCGCCCGGATGCCGTCATCCGTCTGAAGCCGGGCGCGAAGTAAGCCCAAGGCCCGGTCCGCATGTGCGGGCCGGGCTGGAGGTCATATGGCCCAGATCAGGATCGGGGTGGACCCCGACAACGCACTCGGCCGGCAGCTCACCGACCTGGAGCGCAGCCAACTTCCGTTTGCGGCGTCACAGGCGGCAAACAAGGTTGCCTTCGAGATCCGCGAGCGCTGGAAACAGCGTGCCCCGCAGGTATTCGACCGGCCGACCCCACTCACCAAGAACGCCGCGCTCTACCGCAAGGCCACCAAGGAACGCCCTTACGCAGAGATTTTCATCCGCGACGAGGCGTTCAAGGGCACGCCGCCGTCGAAGTACTTGTTCACCGAGGTGGAGGGGGGCACCCGCCGGAGAAAAGGCTTCGAGCGCTTGCTGCAGGGCAAGGGGCTGATGTCGCCCAGCCAGTTCGCGGTGATGGGCCGGGGAGCGCGCCCCAACCAGTACGGCAACGTGCCGGCCGGCCAGGTCACCAAGCTGCTATCGCAGCTGGGCGCCCAGCGGGACCGGTACCAGAACCAGACGCCGACCAGTGCCAAGCGCCGGCGATCGCGTGCACCCAAGGGTGGCGAGTATTTCGTGATCACCAAGCGGCGCGGAAAGCTCCGGCCAGGCATCTACGAGCGGATCGGCACCGGCTGGGGTTCGGCCGTGCGCTCGGTCTTCATCTTCACCAACACCGCCAAATACCAACCGCGCTACGACATCTTCGGCATGGCCGAGGACACGTGGAAGAAGCTCATGCCCTTCTACCTGAAGCGCGAGCTGGAGAAGGCGATGGAAACCGCGAGGCCACTGCCTTGAACCAGAAGGCGTTTCTGCAGCGCATGGACGCGCTCGCATTCAAGTCGTTCAACGGCGTCGGCGTTGCCGATTCGGCGCGCTACATCTTCGAAGGGGCGGAAACCCCCTGCACCGTGCTCCTGGACGAGGACGTGCAGCAGTTCACCGACGACGACCTGGCACCGATTCCGGTCCTGTTCGACCGCATCACGCTGCAGCTGAGCGAGGTGTCACCGCGTAAGGGGGCGGTGGTTCGCATCGTCGGGAGCGGCCGGGAGCTGAAGCTCATCAAGCAGCTGCGGGGCGATGCGTCGACCCAGCAGTGGGAGGTGGCTGATGCCAAGTCCCCGTAAGGCGCTGCTCGAAGCCATGGGCAAGACGCTCCAGGGCATCACCAAGCAGGAGGGGTTCCTCACCGATGCCGGCGTCGGTTGGACGCTGGAGCCTGGTCCCGGCGATCAGGACACCGAGGCGGTGCTCACCGCGGTGATCGAGAAGCAGCAGCGCGCCACCGACCCGGCGAAGGTGAACACCCACCGCCTGACCACCGTCAGCGTGATGGCCAAGGTGCCGGCCGACACCGAGAAGTACCAGGAAGTCCTCGACGACCTGATCAGCGACATCGAGGCCGCGCTCGACAACAACGCGACCGCGCGCAACTACCCGCCAAGCCACCAGGTGCCCGTGTACGTCGGCATGGAGCCGTTGCTGCCGGAGAAGGCCGGCGCGGGCTGGGTGGGCGTGCTGATGACCTACCAATCCCACATCCCCAAGAAGTAACCCGCCGCGCAGCGGCAACCCAACTGGAGAGCCAACATGGCCGAAGATTACAGCTACCTGGGTAGCGGCATCGTCCTCATTCGTGAGTGGGGCACCAAACTGCCGTTCGAGGAGGTCGGAAACGTCTCCGCCTTCACCACTGCCGCCCAGACCAACACCATCGAACTGGCCGACAGCCAGAACCCCGGCGGCGGCGTGGCCAACAGCGTCGATCGCGTCACCGGCTACACGCTGAGCTACACCTTCCACGACTTCAACCCGGCCAACTTCGCACGCGCCACGCGCGGCAAGGCAAGCGACATCGCTGCCAGCACGGTCGTGGACGAGGATGCGGTGGCCACGGTTGGCGCCTATACGCCGCTGTCGCTCATTGCATCGGAGATCACCGCGGTGAAGCCTGCCTCTGGCTCGACCCCGTACGAGGCCGGGAAGGACTACCGCTTCGAACGCGGCATGTTGTTCACTCCTGCCGGCTCCACGATCCCGGCACCGGTCAATGGCGCGGCCAACATCAAGGTCAGCTACAAGAACGCCGCCCTGGGTCACGTCGAGGCCGCCGTTACGGCCCAGAAGTTCTATGAGGTCCAGTTCTACGGCGCGAACGAGGCGCGAGGCGGCAAGGTCGTGCGCGCGGTCTTCCACAAGGTCTCGGGCGGCGTCATCGAGAGCATGGGCCTGATCGGAAACGAGCACGGCGCCGGCTCGGTCTCGGGCAAGGTCAACAAGGACCCGGGCAAGGCCACCGGTACCGACAAGTCGGCCTACTTCAACTGGCAGCAGGAGAAGTGACGATGGCCGGACGTGACGATGGCAACGCACCGACCGGGGACGAGGTGCTGAACCCGCCCACGCGGTCGGTGCAGTTCCGCAATGAACTGCTCCAGGTGCAGCCGCTGCGCCTGGAGCAGTTGGGCCCATTCATCGGAGCAAGCCGAACTGTCATTGCACGCATCGCCCTGCTGGCAGGCGTGCTGGACAGCGCAAAGGACGTTGAAGCGGGTGCGATCGTGCTGGATCTGCTCGAGCAGGACGGCAACGAGATCGCCGCGGCACTGGCCGTGGCCGTGGACCGGGAGCCGCAGTGGGTGGCGGGCGGCACTCTGGACGAAGTGGCGCAGTTGCTCGAGGCGGTGGCGGGCCTCAACAAGGATTTTTTCGCCCGCCGGCTGCGGACGATGGTGGTGGCGGTGAGGGAGGCGGTCGCGTTCCCGACACCGCCGAACTCGTCCAGTACCTGATCTCGCGCGGCCACACGCGCACCGATGTCATGCGCTTCACGTTGGCCCAGCTGCGGGGTTTCACCGCAGCTGCGGCCCGGGACGAGCGCCAGCGTCTGGCGGACTTGGCTCTGGCCGTCCGGATCGCCTTCGGCGCCGATGCTGCCGCCTGGCAGCAGTACCAAACCCTGATGACCGGGCCCGACCCGGCACGCCCATAGGAGTACCCCCATGGCAGAGCCATCTGCAAACCTGCGCGTGCGCATCAGCGCAGACCTTGCCGACATCCGGCAGGGTCTGGGCATGCTCACCCGCCAGCTGCGCGAAGTGCGCAGCGAAGCTGGTCGTCCGTTGCCGGCCAAGAACCCCATCGGCGACCTGGGTATCTCCGCTGGCCAGACAGCGCAGGCGATGCGCCAGCTCCCGGCGCAGTTCACGGACATCTTCACCAGTCTGCAGGGCGGCATGCCGTTCTTCACGGTGCTGGTGCAGCAGGGCGGCCAGATCAAAGACAGCTTTGGCGGGGTGGCACCGGCGTTGAAAGGGGTATCGTCCGCCGTGATCGGAATGATCAACCCGGCATCCGTTCTGGCTGTCTCCCTGGCCACGCTGGGCCTCGCCGCCTACAAGGGAGCTCAGGAGTCCAACCAGTTCGAGAAGGCTCTGGCGAAGACGGGCGACAGTGCGGGCGTGACGGCCTCACAGCTTGCGACGATGGCTCAGCAGATCGATGCCAGCTCAGCGTCAACTCAGGCCAGCGCTTCTCGGGCATTGGCTGCTGTGGCTTCGACCGGGCGCATCTCCTCCGAGAACTTTGCCATCGTTGCAGAAGCAGCCGATGCGATGCAGCGCGCAACCGGGCAATCGATCGACGACACTATTGCCAGCTTCGTTGAACTTTCGGAGGACCCGGTTAAGGCGATCCAGGAGCTGAACGAGTCGCAGCACTTCCTTACCTTTACCGTCTACGAGCAAATCAAGTCACTTCAGGAGCAGGGCCGGGAGCAGGAGGCCCAGGCGCTCGCGACGAGGACCTACGCCGAAGCAACAATTGAGGCTGCTCGTAAGGTGGAGCAGAACTTGGGGACGCTGGAGACGGCTTGGAAGTACGTCAAAATAGGTGCGTCCGAGGCCTGGGACGAAATGATGGGCATGGGTCGTAATTTGACCGCTGCTCAAGAGCTGCAAAAGCTCATTGCGGACAACCAACGCGATCTGAACAACATCGCCAACGCAAGCAATTCACGCATCCCTGGCAGTGAGGACGCGGTTCCCAAATTGCGTGCGGACGTACAGGCTCGCTATGACCGCATCAAAGAGCTGAATCAGCAGATGGAGAGGGAGCGCGTTGATGCCGAAAAGCGGTCGGCGCGGCAATCCGCCAACGAGCTTGCTATCGAGAACGACAGGCTGATTTCGTCCCAAGAGTCGAAGGCGCAACAGCGCGCTGACGCGATCAAGGCGATCAACACCAAGATCGACAAGGGCGTGGCCGACGCCAAGCTCGCCGGCGAGCTGCAGCTCGCTGAAAGCCTCGAAGCGCAGCGCGCTCAGGCCGTGGCCGCGATCGAGCGAAAGTACCGTGAACGGTCCCCGTCCGGAGCGGCCATGGCCTCGGCAAGCCGCGCTGCGGGCCTGCAGGGCTACAAGGACGAACTCGCCGTAGAGCAAGCCGGGATTGCGGCCGGAACCCAGTCTCTGCGCGCTCAGTTCGCCGCCAGGCAGATCAGTGCGGATGACTACTACCGGCACATGCGCGAATTGATCCAGCAGGGTGCCGATGCGGAGACACGTTCCCTGGAGGGGCAGATCGCGTTCCTCGGTCGCCACAGCGCAGCGGGACGCGATGCCATTGCTGTCCAGCGCCAGCGGTCCGAGCTTGAGGCCCGGTTGGCCAAGGTGCGCACGGAAGGCGCGTCAAAGCTCGAGGTCCTGGCGACAGAGGAGGCCGCGAGCGAGAAGACGCGAGCGAGCGTTGTCGCGGCGTACGGCGCTGCGCTGGAAGCCAGCAATGAGGCGCTGAGACGGCAAATGCAGGCTCGTGTCGCCCAGGTGGGCCTGGGTGACCGCGAGTACGAGATCCAGCAACAGATCAACGACGCTTACGCCGACAGCGCAGAGAAGCTGCGCCAGTTGGCCCTGCAGCGCAGCGCTGGGCAGCTCGATGAGAAGACCTACAGCGAGCAAAAGGCCATTCAGGACGCCATGACGTTGGACCGGGTGCTGGCCATCCGCGACGGCTACGCCGAACTGCAAGAGGCCGAGGGCAACTGGCTGCTCGGGGCCAAGGGGGCATGGGCGAACTACCAGGAAGCGGCCGGCAACGCCGCCAAGCAGATGGGCGGTGTCGTGGGCTCGGTGTTCAGCGGTCTGGAGGACGTGTGGGTGCGGTTCACCGAGACCGGGAAGGTCAGCTTCTCGGACATGACCAAGTCCATTCTGGCGGATCTGGCACGCATCCAGATCAAGAAGGCCATCTCCGGAATTGGAGAGACGCTGTTCGATGGACTTCTCTCCGGTGGCGCAGCGGCGGCCGCGGGGGCAACCGGAACCGGTGGGATGTTCGCCAGCGTGATGCAGAAGCTGCTGCGCAACGGCAAAGCGGAGGGGGGCTACACCGGACCCGGTGGCAAGTTCGAACCGGCCGGCATCGTGCACAAGGGGGAGGTGGTCTGGTCGCAGGCCGACATTGCGCGTGCAGGGGGTGTAGGAATCGTGGAAGCCATGCGCCGCGGGGTGCGTGCGTACGCCGACGGTGGTGTGGTCGGAGGTGGTGCGCCTGCTATGGGGGTGCTGGGAGGCATCAACGTTAACGTTGGGAATGCGCCGCAGGGCACGACTGCATCCGCGTCGAGGAACGCGTCGGGTGGCTTTGACATCGAGGTCATGCTCGGCGAGGTGGACAAGTACCTGGGCGCGCAGGTCGGAGGTGGACAAGGGCAGTTGTATGCCGGAATGAAGGGCCGTTTCGGCCTTTCGGAGGGGGTGTAATGGCGTCGATGCCTTCTGTGGCCCGGGTGGTCTTCGATGGCCAGGGGCGCTCGTTCGATCCCTCGGTCCTTCGCACGGAAATGGAGCGGGGCGTGCCAAAGCAGCGGCTGGAGAACAGCCAGGTACTGATGAAACAGAGCATGACGCTCTACTTCACCGGTATGGATGCTGTCCTGATCTTCGAGGATTGGTACTTCGACGAGATCGGCCGCATTGGTTGGTTCACCATGGTCCATCCGTTCACCGGGCAGACCGTTACCGCCCGGTTTGAGGGTGGGGCGCTCGGGCAGCTCGCGCCTGATGAGAAGGAAGCGGGCGACTATCGCATGGATGTCGTTGTGGAGTACCTGCGATGAGCACGTTCCTGGAGCGCCGGCAGCGCGTCACCGACCTTGCCGGCGTGCTGCTGTTCTTGGAGGTGTCAGCGCCGTCCTTCACCGACACCCTGCGCATCGTCAACGATACTCGAAACTGGGTGAGCAACGGCGTGGAGTACATCGGCGTGCCGTTCGGCTTCAAGCTGCCGGACGACGTGTCCGGGCAGACACCCCGGGCGGTCCTGACGCTGGACAACATCGGGCGGGGCATCACCCAGGATCTGGAGCGACTGCAGCCCTACGACGTTGTGCAGGCTAAGTTGATGATCAGCGACCGGGCAGACCCCAACGTGATCGAGCGGATATACATCCTGCCGATCACCCAGGTATCGGTGAACACGCGCACCGCCACAGCCAGCTGCGGCTACGACGCCCTGATGCGGCAGCAGGCCGTGCGCCTGCGCTACAACCCGTTCACCGCCCCGGGGGCGTTCTGATGCGCCTGGCCGACGTTGAGCGCTTCACGCTGATTCCCTACGACCAGGGCACCTTCGACTGTGCCGACCTGGTAGTGCTGGTGCAGCGCGAGCTGTTCGGGCGGCAAATTCAGATGCCCGGGCACCGCCCGCGCGGTGCCGAGGGACAGGCCGCCATCGGCGAGTTGTCGAGGCCGTACGCGCGACGAACAGAAGCGCCGCAGGACGGTGACCTGGTCCTGATGATCGAACACGGACAGAAGCGCCCCGGCCACGCCGGGGTTTTCTTTTACCTCGCCCACGAGCTGTGGGTGCTACACGCAAATGAGAAGACCGGCTGCAGCATCCTGCACCGCGTCCGCGAACTGCCCGACTTCGGGCTCAAGATTGAGGGCTACTACACATGGGTCTGATGGAACTGCCGCGCGCCGAACCCGGGCAGCTGATCGTCACGCCGCACCCGATGCTGCTGGACGGCCAGCGGAACACGGTGTGGGAGGCGCGACCGGGCGAGAGCCTGTACGCCCTGCTGATGCGCAACGTGCCCGAGCTGGACGGGCAGCCGTGGGCTGTTTCTATCGGCGGCGTGGTGGTGGAACGCCACCTGTGGCATCACGTCCACCCGAAGGCCGGGCAGGTGATCGAGGTGCGCGGTGGCGTCGGACGCTCCGCGCTGGCCGTCGTGGCCATGATCGCGCTGACCTACTTCACCTTCGGCGGCGGCGCGATCGCTGGCTTCACCCTGGGCACGTCGACGGCGCTGGGCACGTTGGCCGTGCAGTCGGCGGTCTACATTGCCGGGTCGATGCTGATCAATAAGGTGCTGGCCCCCAAGCCGCCCAAGGCCGTTGGCCAGCAGCAGGACTCGGTCTACTCGATCACTGGCGCGCGCAACCAGCTGCGCCCCTACGATCCACTGCCGCTGCTGTTCGGGCGCGTGCGCGTGACGCCTGACCTGCTGAGCAAGCCGTACACCTGGTACGAGGGCAACGACCAGTACTTGGGAATGCTGCTGTGCGCGGGCATCAACGTCGGCCGAGTGGAGGAGTTCTACAACGGCGACACGTTGCTCGGCACCTACGAGGGGGCGCAGGTCTTCCACGCCGGCTACAGCCAGATGCCGGAGCAGGCCATCCCCCTGTATAGCAATGCCGACGTGATCGACGGCGGCCAGCTGATCGACACCGGCAGCGACCCGAAGCATCAGCCCTCCGCGTGGGTAGAGCGTACGGGCTCCGCCGATACTGCTCGGCTGGTCGTGGCGATCGAATACCAGCTGTACGACAAAACCAGCAAGGGCAAGGATAAGAACAACGCCGAGCGCGTCGAGATCCAGTACCGGCCGACCGGTACCACCAGCTGGCTGAGCTTTGGGAGCTACACCCTCAACAGCAACACGACTAAGCTGCACCGCGTCGGCTTTGCCAAGGATGTGGCGCGCGGCCAGTTCGACGTGCGTGTGCGCACCGCGGGCCTCAATACCAACGGCAGCGGAGCCCAGGCGGTGTTTGCCTGGACCACGCTCACCAGCGTGCAGGTGGATGATGCCGATTACACCGGCATTTCCCGCACCGGCGTGAAGCTGAAGGCCACCGGCCAGCTCAATGGCTCCCCGGACGAGCTGCGCGCGATCGGCCATGCTGACCCGATCCCGGTCTGGACCGGTACCGAGTGGGTGACGCAGGAGACCAGCAACCCGGGCGCACAGATCCTCGCCTATGCCCGCGGTATCGTTCGGGAGGGCCGGCTGCTGGGAGGCATGGCCTTGTCGGACGGGCAGATCGACATCGAGTCCCTGAAGGCTTTCTCGCTTCACTGCGCTGCCAACGGCTACCGCTACGACTTCCTGATCAAGGATGCGCGCAACCACGACCAGGTGCTTTCGGCCATCGCGTTGGCCGGCTTCGCGCAGATCACCTGGGCCGGTGGTCGCCTGGGCGTCGTCTGGGCCGCGCAGGACCAGCCGCTGTCTGGTGTGGTCAACATGGGCACGATCAAGAAGGGCCAGTTTCAGGTTGATTACAGCCTGAGCAACGCCGCTGACGGTATCGAATACACGTACATCGATGATGCGACGTGGGAAACCAAGACGCTGCGCGTGCCCGCTCCCGGCGTGATCACGATGCTCAACCCGGCCCAGGTCACGGGCGAGGGTGTAACCACCGAGGAGCATGCCGCCCGCATGGCGCGCTGGCACCTTGCCCAGTCGCTGTACCAGTACAAGGACATTAGTTACAGCACGGACATTGAGCACCTGAGCTACCAGCGGCTGTCGGTGCTGGCCATGCAGCACGACATGACGCAATGGGGCACTGGCGGCCGCGTCGTGGCTGGCGCCGCCAGTGCAGGAACGGTGACCCTGCGCCTGGACGAGCCTGTACCAGCACCGCCAAGCGGCGTGGGCTACATCGGTCTGCGTATTCCTGGTGAGCGGGTGTATCGGGTGCTGAAGGTCAAGCCATTTACCGGGGAATCCGACACCATCGAGCTGCTGGACGAGTGGCCGTCTGATGCGGCCGTGCCGGGCGCTATGCCGAACAACCCAGCACACGACACGCTCTGGATCTACGACTTCAAGCAGACCCCGGGCTTGCGCGTGCGCGTCGTGAGCGTGGAGCCGGAGTCGGACCTGAAAGGCGCAAGCGTGCGCGTTGTCCAAGAGGGCGCGGAGTTCTGGAACTACGTCCTTACGGGCGACTATGTCCCGTCGCCAAGCGGCTCCCTGCTCCAGACCCGGCCCGTAGCTTCGAATCTGCGTGTGACGGAGCAGCAGGTCGTCCAGGGCAACACCACCTTCACCGAGCTGACCGCCACGTTCGACGTGTCCGGCCCGGTCGGCAACGTTGTCGTGCGCGCTGCCATCGATGGCCAGGAGCTGGAGGAGGTGGCCCAGACCCAGACGCGCATGGCGACTTGGCGCATCCCGTCTGCCGGTGCGTACAACATTGTTGTCCGCCCGTTCTCGCCAGATGGTGAGCCGGGCGTCGCTGTGTCGGCAACCTATATAACCGCCGGTGCCGATCTTCCCCCGGAACTGGTCGATCTGTTTGACGTTGAGCAGCGCAGTGGCGGCGTGCGTCTGTATACATGGGGATGGCTGGCCGAAACGATCCAGTCCCCGGACTTCGCTGGCGTCGAGATCCGGTACATCGCGGGCAGCGTGTCGTCGCCGGTTTGGGAGGATATGACGCCGGTTGGAGACACTGGCTATCACACGGCCCCGTTTGAGGTTGTAGTGCCGGAGGCCGGGACATGGACATTCTCTTGCCGCACTCGGAACAGCAACGGCGTTCTGTCTACAGGCGCGCGAACGGTCACCCGCACACTTGAGGGAAATCTGGGTGAGCAGCTGGAAGGCATCGGCGAAGACCTTGACGCAATCACGCAGGAGCAGGTCGCACAGCAGCAGAAGTTTGACCAGGAAAAAGCTGACCGCGTGCAGGGTGACCTGGACAACGCGACGGCTGTTGCCGAAGAGTCGGCAGCACGAGCGGCCGCAATCGCAACCGAACAGACCAACCGTGGTAACGCGATCCTCGCAGAACAGACCGCGCGTGCTGCCGGATTTGCCGCCGAAGCAACCGCACGCACCAGCGCAATCAATGCCTCTGCGGCTACGGCTGCGGATAACCTGTTGAACGCGACGCTTGCCCTTGAAGCGAAGATCACAACCGAAGCCACGATTCGACAGAGTGCTGACGAATCGTTCTCAAACCAGTTGGCTACGATCAGCGCTGGCACAGGTGAGCAGTTCGACACTGGCGGCGGCATTTGGTACTTCGATAACAATGTCGAGGGTTGGACAGCGGTTAGCGGTTCTGGAATCACCGTTGTTGATGGCTGGCTACGTCCGGATTTCAGCGCGAACTCCACGCAGAACGTGCAATCGCCCCTGCTGGCGTTCGACTCAACGGCGTACCGCTACGTCAAGTTCCGCCTGCGCAAGGCTGGCAACCCTGGCGTGTGGCGTGGTTGGTTGCGGTGGATCACCGCTGCCGATCAGACTTATGACACCGCAAAGCAGGTATCGATTCCCGAGCCCACTTTCGACGCCAACGGCATTGCCACAATCGATGTAAAGGACATTCCTTGGCCTGCGGGTGTTACGCGCGTGCGCATCTATCCGTACTCGGGCATGACCAGTGCGGGGAACTATGTCGAATATGACTGGATTGCGCTGGGCCGTCCTTCGCCTGGTGCTTCTGCTGCGGCGCTGCAGGAGGAACGTACTGCGCGTATCAGTGGCGACGCGGCCGAAGCCACGCAGCGCACTGCGCTTGGCGTGCAGGTTCGTGGCAACTACACGGGCACCGATCCGGCGCAGCTGCAGTCTGGCTTGCTCTATCAGGAACGCCAAGTTCGCATCGCCGCCGAAGGCGTCATCGCAACCGACGTTTCGAACTTGCAGGCCCGCATGCCTGCTGGTAGCGGCAAAGTGGCTACCGAAGCATCGGTAACCGCAGAAGCTTCCGCGCGTGCAAGTGGTGATGAAGCTAACGCATCGCGCACGACCGCCATCGAATCTCGGTTGCCCGCTGGCGGTGGCGCGCTGGCAACTGCTGCAGCTGTTGATGCAGTGCAGGCGAACGTCAACACGGTTGATGGCAAGGTCACCGCAAACACTGACAGTATTCAGCGGCTTACTGCAGCTGTTGGCTCAGCACTCACTTTGTTCAATCCGTCGTTCGAATTGGATACCGGCTGGAATGGCTCGCCGTCGTCCGATCTGGACACGATTCCCACTGGCTACAGATACGTCACCACGGACCCGCATAGCGGTGCACGCCATTTGCGGATTGAGGGTGGCGGGCAAGGTGCGATCTACAACCGTTCCAAAGTTACTGTCGCGGTCGGGGATGACGTTGATTTGTCGTTCTGGTGCGGGTCTATGGGTGCGCCTAGTCCAGACGGATACGTACGTCTGTCAGTCGCATGGCGAAAGGCTGACGGGAGCAGCAACGGTGCTGTCGCAACAACCGCGCAGCAGCTAACGCCGGTCGGGCGGTGGGCGAAGGTGGTAGGCAAGCTGCCGCAGCCGCCAGCCGGTACGGCTTACGGAATCCTCTACATCCAAACCAATCACACGGTTGGCGCGTGGGCGGTTGACGATGTTCAAGTGAGCAAGGTTGGTGACACCGCCGCGGCTACTGCACAAAGCCTTGCCGCGCTTAGCAACACCGTGACGCAGCAAGGGCAAGATATATCTGCAGTGTCCACGCGCCTTGGGACCGTCGAAGCGCGGGTTCCGTCGGGAACTGGCGTCTTGGCAACAGGTGCTGCAGTTGATGCGGTGCAGGCAAGTGTCGCGCTTGTTGACGGCAAGGTCACAGCAAACGCTGACAGTATTTCCAAGCTGTCTGCGGCAATCGGCAACGTTATCGCTGTGCAGAACCCATCCTTTGAGACCGTCGCTGGAAACATCGGCTGGGGTACTGACATTCTCGGCAGCAATAACACGCTGCCTGCAGCTACCACGTTCACTGATAGCTACGCAGCCCAGGGCAAGTACTCCGTGCGCATGTCCGGTGGGCCTGATGCGCCAAACCGCATCATGTATAACGCACAGCAGTTCTCACTACAGGGTGTTAAGCGCATTTGGCTGTCGCTCGATTCCAGGACGGCTGGGGCCCCACCCGAAGGCACGCAGGTGCGAATCGGTTTGCGTTACTACGATGCAAACGGTGCACAGATTGCTAATTCCTATATCCCGTGGTTCACGGCAACTGGTGGAACCTGGCAATGGGGGCAGAACATAGTGTCCGGATGGCACACGCCACTCGCAGGTGCAGCAAGCGCGCGTGTGATCCTGTACGTCCAGGGCCTTACCGCTGGCGTGATACTGCTTGACGACGTGCAGGTGAACGTGGAAACCGCAACCGGAGCCGCAATCGCGCAGAGCCTGGCCACGGTAAGCAACACCGTAACCCAGCAGGGGCAGGACATTGCTGCAACGTCCGTTCGCCTTGGGATCGTCGAAGCACGCCAGCCAGCTGGCAGTGGTGAGCTTGCCACTGCTGCATCCGTTAGCACCGTTGAGACTGCATCGGTTAGTCGTGACGAAGCACTTGGCATGCGCACGGCTGTAATCGAAGCCCGCGTGCCTGCCGGAACAGACAAGCTGGCAAACGAAGCACGCGTTGTGGCAGCAGAGACTGCTGCGGCTGACGCAACTGGCGCAGTGGCATCACAACTGACGCAAGTTAAGGCCACTGCAGATGGTGCCAATGCTTCTATAACCAACTTGATGGAAGTCTCCGCAACGACCAACAGCATTGGTCTTGTGGATGGGGGTTTTGAGGGTAGTAAGGGTTGGGGTTCGTCTTCAACTGTGGATCAACCCAGCTACAACTTGCCATCGACGGCCCAGTATTGGGCAGATACTTATCGCAGTGGCTTGCGTAGTCTTCGGTTCAACCCTGGCATCGCATCGGCTGCCAGCGTGTTCAACAACTCATGGTTGAGGGTCAAGACCGGGCAGAAAATTCGTGTGACGTATTGGGCACGTATTACCGGCTCGGTGCCGACAAGTGCTGGCTACATCCGAGTTAGTGCCCGGACGTACCGGACAGATGGCACCAATCCCTACGTGGCAATCGGAGCGTCCTCTCCGGTTACCTCGCTGTCATCAACATGGCAAAAGTTGACAGAGGTTTACACCGTGCCCACCGGTGTGACGATCATGCAGTTCGCAATGCAGTGCTTGAACAACAACGCCAACACTGCGGTGTATGTCGATGACGTGAGTGCGGAGCTTATCGGAGAAGAGGGAGAGATTGCCCGCGCGAAGGTCACAAACGTACTGGATGTTGACGGGAACATCAGCGGCACCGTCAGCGAGAACGATGGAGTTCGCAGCAGCTACAGCATTCTGGCGAGCGTGTTCCGGGTCGTCTCAAAGCTGACCGGGATGGGCATGGAGTGGCTGGACGGCTACCTGCGGATATGGAAGGGCTCGGCGCAGTTGGTGCTGGGCCATTCGTTCGGTTCTGGTGACCTGGTGATGTGGTATGGACCCAACGTGGGCGCGGCAAACTGCACTAAGTCGAATGGTCTTTTTCACCTCGATACCTCTGGTGGCGGCTACTTCGGCGGCTCACTGTCTGCAGGCACTTTGAAGAACGCGGTCCAAACCACTACGACGGTGACAACGGGAACCGAGTTGATCAATGGCCCGTTCGACACAAACGGCAACACACGAAGCGTCGTCCTGAGCTTCAGCCGAACAATGGCCTATGTGAGCAATGCATACGGAACTTCCGGATTCACTGCAGGGGCCGGGGAAAACACCGCCACGATCAGGCTCTATCGGAAGATCGGGTCGGCAGCAGAGACGCTTTGGCAAACGCTCAACGCTGCGGGCATGGTGGATATTTTCAACGAGGGCGATGCACCCGATAGGGCGAACTCGCGGTGGGGTGGCGCGCTCACAGTCAACGATACTTCACCGGCGGGGCAGCAGGTCACCTATCGAGCTGTAATTACGGGCTATACATCCCAGTCGGTGTCGCATCCTGGGACGATCAACTCGATCACTACCACCCAAAATTTGGCGATCATCGCCACAGAGCAATGAGGGAAGAAAACGGAGTCAGAGGTCCAGCTCAACGAGCAGGGAGACGTGCAGCGCGTCTACGACGAGAACAACCGTGACGTGCTGTTCTGTCGGCGTGCAGAGATCTTTTTCACGCCGAACGAGGACGGCTCGCCTAGCACTGAAGGGAAAGTGCTCTGGCACACGCAATGGTGGCACTACATTGGGAACGTGAAGCGGGCGGAAAGCCTGGGCCCCGTGATCGAGAATTCGATTGCCCAGGTGCTGGGGGATAGTTACTACGTGGGGGCTGCGGACCCCTTGCCAGCGGCGGTCATAGTGGCTGGCATCAAGGCTGCGTACACGCACCGGGCTGCGGCGCACTTCGGCATTGAAACGGGCGGCGACAGTGGAGGTTGACTCAAGTCGTCAGGTCGCCGTTACGGTGAAGCCATCAGCAGAGGGTCGGTGGCTTCTGTGAATTCCTGCAGGTCAACCGTCACAGTCCGTTTCGGACAGCGAAGTCCTAATGACTTTAGGTTAACAAGGAGAGAGCATTGTGCAAACGGAACTGTGGCGAGCGCCGTACGTAGATTTGGATCTATATATGGGACGCTGGTACGAAATCTGCCGTAAACCGCAGAGTGCTGACGACCAAGGTCTCCGAGATGTGCTTGTAGACCATTCACGCGGTGCGGATGGCTCGATTGATTTGCTGAGTTCATTTGATCATCCAGTGTTGGGGAATCGTACCTTCCACGGTGTGGCCACGCCGCAAGATTCCTCAGGTTCACTTTTGGAGATTTCCTATCCGGAGACACTGCATTGGTTGCCCTTTCTCTCCGGCAGGGTGTTCGTGGTCAAGGTTGACGTTGATTACCGAACGGCTTTGATTGGCGAGCCGCGACGCCAAGGTCTAGTGCTTCTGCATCGAAGTCCGGTGATGGAGCCATCGGAAGCACGCAAGTGGCTGCGGATAGCTGAGTGCCAGGGCTTTGACACAGAAAGCCTCGTGTGGCCGATTCATTCGGGGTGTCAAGCGCCGCTATGAATGCTGCGGGTCCGGCCTACGGCAGCGCCAAGCGGGCTCCTCGCGATGGGGCCTCGGTGCTTTGGACGGTAGGTCATTCCACACGCACTTGGGAGGCTTTTCGGGAAGTCCTACGAGTCCACGAGATCACCACTCTGGTTGACGTCAGGCGGTTCCCTGGCTCTCGAAAGTTTCCTTGGTTCGGTAGCGACGCGATGAGCGAGCAGTTGCCCCGGGA